AGGAGGACATTGTAAGATTAAAAGATGACTATTCAAGAGTATAGATTCCACATATATGCCAAAGAGAAATGTCTCTTTCATAATTTAATCGAGAAAGATTTCGAGAATAAATGGGAGACTTTAAGGGGCATGGTGGGTCTCATGAAAACTGAATATAAGGTAGAGGACCTTTCGTATGAGAAGGTTGAATTTGTCAAAGATTCCATAGAGTCATCGTATTGACAAACTCTAAATAAAGCGTTAGAATTGATTTGTAGGTTATTCGAACTTATGTCAAAAGGATTTACTGTAAAAGCAAAAACTCCTCCTGTACAGAAGAAAGAGGAGTTTGATATTGAAGCTATTAAAGCACGTATGAAGGGCAAGAGCATTGTGTTCTGTCTGCCTGGTCGCGGTGTTTCATATGTGTTCTTAAAGAACTTTGTTCAACTGTGTTTTGACATGGTTCAAAATGGAATGAGTATTCAGATCAGTCAGGATTACTCTTCTATGGTGAACTTTGCACGATGCAAGTGTCTTGGTGCAAATGTACTTCGTGGACCTGATCAAATTCCCTGGGATGGTAAGTTGAAGTATGACTATCAGTTGTGGATTGATAGTGACATTGTATTTGACACGAACAAGTTCTGGCAACTGTGTGATCTTGCGATTTCTGAGGATGGTACAGAGAAAGAGATTGTTTCTGGTTGGTATTGCACCGAAGATGGGAAGACTACTTCATGTGCTCACTGGCTGGAAGAGGGTGACTTCCGTAAGAATGGCGGAGTCATGAACCATGAAACTCTGGAATCTATCTCCAAGCGTCGCAAACCTTTCACGGTTGACTATATTGGATTTGGTTGGGTGTTGATTAAGAATGGAGTGTTTGAGCATACTGAGATGAAGTATCCATGGTTTGCTCCGAAGATGCAACAATTTGAATCTGGTGAAGTTCAAGATATGTGTGGAGAGGATGTCTCCTTCTGTCTTGATGCTATCAGTGCTGGATTTGATATTTGGGTGGATCCCCGTATCCGCGTTGGTCATGAAAAAACTCGCATTATCTGATTATGGCAAAACTTAAAGCATCATTGACTGGTAAGACTATTATTCAGTCGAAACCCAAAAAGACTCGTCAAGGAGCTGGGCAGCATACTAAATATGCAGCGAGCTCTCGTAACTCTGCTCGTAAAAGGTATCGAGGACAAGGAAAAGGATGAGTCAATTAGTCGTCAATCTCCCACCACAAAAAGTGTGGGTTCGTAAAGAATATTTGAGAGATTTACAAGACGGCTACGGGGAATTTGTAGAGGGCGTCTGGGTGACTGCAAAAAGCATCCCTGGACGTGCTTTTTATTTTGAGACATATTTACCTAAGTATGGGGCAATGTATGATAAACTACCCATTAGCGCGTTTCTCTCGCGTCCAGAACTACCAGATCCTGATTTAGATCTACCAAATCTACAATTTTGGAACTGTATGGACTATGGAGTTCGATGTATTGAGAAACAATTCATTGGATCAATGGATTTTGAACTTCGAACACGTAACTTTGGCAACATCAAAGGAGAATATTTGTTCACTTTGGACAACTTTCATCCTGATATTGACACTACAAACACAAATGTAAGTGAAATTCCCGACGAACACAAGTCACATAACTGTATTGAACTTGAAAATGGGCAATTTGCACTGTATCCAAACAATAGAATGAGGATTTATGACTTATCAATCACTCCCGAAACGCCTCTTACGCCCGATTTCAAGGTCTCTACACGGTATTATCAGGTTGAAAATGGAGTCAGATGGGGCAGATTGGGGGATTCTGACGAATATTTCTGGGAAACTCCCGACGAAAGAGCAAATTCTGGCATTAGAAGCACCGATTTTTGAATGTGGCGGTGGACATTTCACTCAGGGTTATGGTTTCTTTGGATTTGTTCCCAATTCGACACTAAATAAACCAGATATATTGACTATAACAGGTGCCGCAACCAGTCTCACGGGCATTTAAGGACATTTCACTGTCTTTCAAGAAGCATCCAATCACAAGTGATGCGCTTGTGCTGTCAAATGAGACTGCAATTTCGCGTTCAATTCGTAATTTAGTGCTAACTGCCTTAGGAGAACGACCATTTCAACCAAATTTGGGTTCTAGGATATCCAGAAGTCTTTTTGAATTGTTGGATTTTGGTACTGCATCCATAATTAGGAAAGATATTGAACTTACGATTAAAAATTTTGAGCCAAGAGTGGAAATCAATACAATTGAAGTGACTCCTGAGTATGATAATAATGGATATAACGTCCTGATTTCATATTTTATCGTTGGGCAACCTAGAACACCCAAACAATTAGAGTTTATCCTTCAAGCCACAAGATAATGCCACTTACAAAGTTTTCAAATTTAGATTTTGATCAGATCAAGACGCAGATAAAGGACTATCTGCGATCAAATTCCAATTTTACGGACTTTGACTTCGAAGGATCGAACTTTTCGGTTCTGATTGACACTCTGGCATACAACACCTATATCACTTCATACAATGCCAACATGGTGGCAAATGAGGTGTTTATTGATAGTGCCACATTAAGAGAGAATGTGGTATCACTTGCGAGAAATATTGGATATTTACCTTCATCTAAGAAGTCAGCAAAGGCAACTGTAAGTTTTTTTGTTGACACTAGTACTTTGACCACCAACCCAACAACAATGACCCTTAGAGCGGGTCTGGTGGCAGTCTCAGACAGTTTTGGCGGGTCTAATTATACGTTCTGTATTCCAGAAGATGTCACGGTTCCAGTTACAAATGACACCGCATTCTTTAATGACATTGAAATTTATGAGGGAACGTTTTTATCTAAGTCGTTTACAGTAGATACTTCAAACATTGATCAAAGGTTCATAATTCCAAATGCAAACACTGATACTTCTACCTTAGTTGTTCAAATTAAGGAAAGTGAGTTTGATATTGCATCAGTTAAGTATGAATTAGCACAAAGTATTATTGATGTAACTGGCACATCAAAGATTTTCCTCTTACAAGAGGTTGCAGATGAAAAATATGAACTTCTTTTTGGAGATGGAGTTTTTGGTAATCGTTTAGAAGATGGAAATGTGATTACAGCAACCTATGTGATCACAAATGGTGCTGATGCTAATGGTGTTAGGAACTTTACTTTCTCAGGAAGACTTGTTGATAACGATGATAGAGTTGTAACTACGGGTGTTTCTGCTATTACAGTTGTTAATTCATCAACAGGCGGTGGAGACATTGAAACTGTTGATTCTGTTAGAAAATATGCACCTTTAAAGTATGCTGCACAGAACAGAGCAGTTACATCACAGGATTATGAGGTTTTAACAAAACAGGTTTTCCCAGAAACAGAATCTGTATCTGCTTTTGGTGGAGAAGAACTCAATCCACCTCAATTTGGTAGAGTTTTTATTGCAATCAAACCTAAAAATGGCAGCTATCTCTCAAATTTCGTAAAATCGGACATTATTGGAAAATTAAAGAGACATACCGTTGCAGGTATTGTCCCACAGATCATTGATTTGAAATATCTTTACGTAGAAATTGACTCGAACGTTTATTATAACACAAATCAGTTCCCATCTGCATCTTCACTTAAAACTAAGGTAACTGAGTGTCTTGAAGCATACTCCAATACAACAGAATTGAATAGTTATGGCGCAAGACTGAAATATAGCAAACTTTTAAGAGTAATTGATGATTGCGATTCTGCCATTACCTCAAATATTACTAATATTAGGATTAGAAGAGATTTAAGACCTGTTTTAAACTCTTTTGCTGATTATGAACTCTGTTTTGGTAATAGATTTCACATCGGTGAAGGTGTAAACATCAAAACTAGCGGATTTTACGTTGAAGGATACTCTGGTGAAGTATTTTTATCAGATATTCCAGATTCAAACATGGAAACTGGAACGATTAATCTTATTAGAGCAATTTCTCAATCAGAAATTCAAGTTCTAAGAAGAAATGTTGGAACAATTGATTATGTAAGGGGAGAAATTAATTTGAGTCCAATTAAAATTGTTGGAACATCAAAATTTGAAGCAGAATTTCCAATTATTGAAATTCAAGCAATTCCTTATTCAAATGATGTTATTGGATTACAGGATTTATTTTTGCAACTAGATATAAGTAAGAGTAACGTTAATGTTATTTCTGACACCATATCTTCTGGTGCTGATGTATCTGGATCGAGATACACTGTTTCTTCCAGTTTCTCCAACGGTAAAATTACCCGATAATGTTAGAAAAAAGAGTTAAAATCCAATCCGTAGTTGAAAATCAACTGCCTATTTTCCTTGGTGCAGAACTGCAAGGAGCTGGTGATTTTTTAAAGACATATTATAAATCACAGGAGTATCAAGGTGGTCCAGTTAACCTTTTAGAAAATATTGATCAATATACAAAGGTAGGAACTTATACTTCTATTGTTGGATTCACAACTGTAACTTCTAATATTAATATTGAAGATACAACAATTAATGTTGGCGATACTTCTGGTTGGCCAGAGAAATACGGTCTTTTGAAGATCAATAACGAGATTATTTCATATACAGGAAAAACAAATACCTCTTTTACTGGTTGTATTCGAGGTTTTAGTGGTATTACAAGTTATCATAGCAATAATGGACCAGATGAACTAATTTTTGAAGATACTGAGGCAGATGAGCACGTTTCTGATGATCAAGTTTTAAACGTTTCATCCCTTTTTCTAAAAGAGTTTTTTAAGAAGTTAAAAACTCAATTTTTACCAGGTCTTGAAGACGTAGAACTATATGATGGATTAAGACCATCCAATTTTATAAAACAATCTGTCGATTTTTACAAATCAAAAGGAACTCCTGATTCTTTTGAAATTCTTTTTAGAGCCTTATACAATGATGAGATTGAGGTAATAAAACCCCAGGATAATTTGTTTATTCCGTCAGATGCGGGATATAGAAGAGTTTTGCGATTAAATGCACAACCAATTCCTGGACAAGCAGATCTTTTAGATAAGTATCTTTCTGGATCCGTTACAAAAAATGTATATCAAGAAGATAAAGACGGCAATATAACAGCATCAGGTTCAGTTGTTCAAGCTGAAAGAATTCTTAGAGATGGTGTGCCATCTTTTAGGATTGATATTGATTATGTTGAAGATAAAGATACTAATCTTTTTGGATCAGTCTATGGTGAATTTAAAATTGATAAACATACACAAGTAATTGGTAATGTTGCGTCAGGTTCAACGTTCATTGATGTTGAATCAACTATTGGGTTCCCTAGCAGTGGTGAACTTGAAGTAAGGTATTCTACTGGTGATGTTGGTATTGTAACATAC